GTATATTACGATTGCTGAAGATGAGGCATTAAGACTTTGGAATCGTGAAAATCCGGATAAGAGAGCCAAAACACTTAACGCAAGTTGGGGTGGATTCGGAGCAGGAAGTAAGAAGGCTATTGAATTGATGTTTGAACAGATTGACCGCTTAAATGAAGTTGGTGTTAAGGTTTGGTGGATTGGTCACGTTCGTAATAAGTCTGTAACTGATATTGCTACCGGAGATACATACGAAGTTTTATCTTCTGATCAGCAACAGAACTATTTCAATGCTCTTAAAAAGAATCTTCATTTCTTAGGACTGGCATTCATTGACAGAGAGATTGTTAAAGAAAAGAGTGGAAAGCGAAACATTGTTACTAAGAAGGAAGAAGAAAAGGCTGTAGTAAAGGAAGAAACTCGAAAGATTAAGTTCAGAGATGATTCTTATGTGATTGATTGTGGATCAAGATTCAAGAATATTATTGATACAATTGATTTGGATGCTTCTCAGTTAGTAAATGCTATGACCGAAGCTATTCGTTCTGAAATTGAAGGAAGTGGTGCTAGTGTTGAAACAAGAAAAAAGGCAGAAGAAGCTGCCGAAGTAAAACGCACTAAGGAAATTGCTAAGAATGTTGCGAAGAAAAAAGAAGAAGCAAATCTTGAAGATATGATTACTAAGATTACTGATTATGTAAAGGCTAATAAGGGCAACATGGACGCAGTTAAACCACTCTTAGCAAAGGCTAAAGAACTTGGTTATTCCAATCCTACTCAGGTAGACACAATTGAAGCAGCTAAGGAAATCTTGGCATTGATTTAATAAAGGCTCAGTCCCAGGGCGATTGCCTTGGGACTTCTTTTTGTAAGGAGAATATATGGCTAGTACAGATAATCAATTATGGAAAGACCTTTGTTCATGGGTATCAACTGAAATCTTTCATTATGATGAAAATCAGAAACTTCAAAAAAATGCAATTTTGAGATTGAAGGGATTATCTACGGGACAAGTAGTTGCAAATAATAAATGTGAAAAGAATGGCAACTATCCATATGATGTTGTATTAACAGCATTTAAGGTAAATAAAGATAAGATTTTGAATGCAATAGCGGTTAAAGATTTTACTTCAGAAGAGAACAAAATGGCATATGTGTGTGCAATTGTTCGGAATAATCTCAATGATGTATATACTCGCATGATGAATGCAAAGAAGACTTCAGAAAAAACTGAAACTGTTAATACGGATACTCTTATGCATACTTCAGCACAATATACACCACAGAGTACAGATAAAATAAATAATAAGTTTAAGGATTTGTGGTAATTATGGCTGCTAAAAAGACAAAGTTAACTGCTTTTGAGCAGGAGAATATTGAAGTCATTAAGCAGATTGGAGAATACAAACTGATTGCAGAAGCAAATGCAGTTGTTACTTTATATAAGAATCCAGACTTGATTCGTGAAACAAATCTAAGATTAGAAGATATTCATGATAATACATGGAGAGTATTCTTTTCAATTGCTTATGACTTAATTAATACTGAAAAGAAAAAAACGTTAGATGAAATCACTGTCAATATGTATCTGTCTAAGCATAGTAAATTGAGACAGAAATATGAAGAATATGGTGGTTATGAAACAATTCAGAATGCTACGGCTTATATCAAAGAGGAGAACTTTGAATCATATGTCAATGAAGTAAAGAAGTGGAATGCTGTTATTAAGTTGGCTAAGATTGGTTTCCCGGTAAAAGATAAGTTGAGCGAGTATGTAGATTCTAAAGCAGAAGATATTTATAACGAGCTTGAAGCATTATTAAACCATACATTTGTAAACATTGATGCAGAAGTAAAAACATATAACGCTTGTGAAGGATTGCATGAATTTATTGATGAATTAAATAAAGGTTCTTGTGTTGGTATGCCGCTAGATGGTTGTGAAATTCTCAATAGAGAAATTGGTGGAATAAATTTTAATGGACATATCTATGGGATAGGAGCCAATTCAGGTGTTGGTAAATCAACAACGGCAATCAATTATCTTATGCCATCTGTAATCAAGTATAACGAAAAATTAGTTATGATGATTAACGAGGAAGATGAGAAAAAGGTTAAGCGTGAACTCCTTGTTTGGGTAGCAAATAATGTGTTCAAGAAAGAATTGCACAAATATGAATTAAGAGACGGTAGATTCTCAGAAGAAACATTGGATTTGTTGAGGAAATGTGCGGATTGGCTTGAAGAAAAGAAAGAAAATCGAAACATTACAATTATTCCTTTTGAGAAATATACTTGTAAAGCTGCTATCAAGGTGATTAAAAAGTATAGTTCTATGGGAGTAAGACTGTTTGTGTTAGATACCTTAAAAGAATCTTCCGACTCAAGAGGAACAGATACATGGAAGTCAATGGAGCGAGATATGGTTGACTTATATGATGTTATTAAACCGGCAGCAAAGAACGTAGCATTATTTGTGACATATCAGTTAGGCAAGGCTTCTGTTAAGTTGAGATATTTAACCAATAATGAAATTGGTCAAGCAAAGAATATTTTGGATGTCATGTCTGTCAACCTGATGATGAGAAAACCTTTTGAGGATGAATTTGACGGTGGCAAACATGAGATTAAAGCTTATAAGATTTCCGGAGTTAATGGTAAAACAAAGATTCCATATAAATTAAGCAAGGATAAACATTACATGCTTACATGGGTAACTAAGAATAGATTTGGGCAGACAGATGCATTTCAAATTGTTTCTGAATATGATTTAAGTACGAACGTACACAAAGATGTAGCAATATGTAATGTGTCACAAGATTGGTAGGTGAGTTAATATGACGGCGACAGAGTTGAAGGAGTATATATATGAGCATAATAAAGTTGAAGAAATATTAGAGTCAATTGGTTGTCATCATATTTTATATCATCAAAGTAAGGGATATTATTCCTGTTGTAATAAAGATGGTGATAACCCTACGGCAATTAACATTTATGATAATCAATATTTGGACTATGTTAATTATACCCGTGGGGTATCTGCCGATGATAAGCAAGATATTATTTCGTTAGTACAATATGCGTCAGGTCTTGATTTTGTTGGAGCAATCAAACATATGCACAAGACCTTAAACATTCCATATAGATTTGAAAAGAAAAAAGTAATCGTGGAAGAAAAACCTGATCCATTGGCTATATTCAAGAAGTTTGCTACTAAACGAAAAAGATGTAATGTACTTGATTTCGAACCAATGGATGAAGATGTGCTGAACGACTTTGTTCCGATGGTTCATGTAGATTTCTTTCGTGAAGGAATCATAGCAAAGACCATTAAGAAGTTTCATCTTGGATATAGTTATTATTGGAAGAGAACAATCATTCCACATTTCTATTGGATGAACGGTCAGCTATTTGGATATAATTCTCGAACCAGTATTCAGAATTGTGAAGAGTTTGGAATACCGAAGTATGTTATATCTCCCGGTATGAATAAGACTATCAACTTATATGGTCTTTGGGAAAACTATGAATCAATTCAGAATGCTAAACATATAACTGTGTTTGAAGCCGAGAAGAGTGTTCTCCGTAGAGATAGCCTTGATGATTGTACGTGCGTTGCATTGTCTGGCAAAACAATGTCTGATGAGCAAGTAAGAATAATCCTTGGATTAAACATTAATGAAGTTGTAGTTGCATTAGATAAGGATGTACCTGTTGAAGAGATTTGGAGCATATGTGAACACTTTTATAAGTTGCGAAAAGTGAGTTATATATGGGATAAGTGGGATATTCTTGATAAGAAAGATAGTCCTGCTGATGCAAATAATAAGATGTATGGATTTTTATTTGAACACAGAGTTCTTTATGATGAATCTAAACATCAAGCATATATAAAAAGTTTGAATAAATAAGGAGTATTATGAGAAAGACACCTGAAGAACTTGATGAATTATGTGCGCAATTTGGCGTAGATAGATTGTGGAGCTGGTCAAGAGTCAACTGTGTGCATAATAGTTTATATGAATATTTTTTAAAGTATATTAAATGTATTTCTCCGGATAGAGATGATAGTATATATACTGTAACTGGTGGTATATGCCATGACATCATAGAGAAATTTTATAAGAATGAAATCACCTATGAACAAATGATTGATGAATTCAATGATGGTTGGATGACTGCTTATGAGATTGGAGAGTTAAAGTTTGACCGGAGTGATGCTGATAAGAAT